ATCCGCGACGTGTCGGTGGGCGAGATCCTCGAAGGCGCGCTCGGCATCGAGCCGGCGAAATGGACGAAGGGCGACCAGATGCGCGTGGGGGCCTGGCTGAAGTCGAGGGACTGGGAGCGGTATCGCAGCGGAGCGGGAGCGACCCGCGAATGGCGTTATCGGAAACGGCAGGCCTGCTGACGGAGCATCGGTCGTGCCGGGCACCGAGGGGCATCCATCCGGGTGCCCCGTTTTCGTTTGGCCGCTGTCCCACTTCGCGGCCTGTCCCACTTCAGGCCCGAGGTGGGACAGAAAAAGCCATTTGAAATCAATCCTGTCCCACTTGTCCCACTTGGACCGCCAACTTCTTTCCCTTTTGTATTGAACGTATGTGTCCTGGCCGACCCCATTCTTCCTCATGCGATGTAAGGAAATTAAGTGGGACAAGTGGGACAGGTGGGACACCCTCTTGTTCTGAAAGGAAAATCCGGCGTCCCACTTCGGTCGGCAAGTGGGACACCGCACGACCAGGTGGGACAGCGACGCGGGTCGGCGCAATTCTCTTGATCGAGAGTCCCCGGCGTGATTCCCTGTCCGCGACCGAAGCCGAAGGCCCACGAGCCACGTGAGCCTTCACGATGAACACACCGATCCCCGCGCAGGACGTCCGCCCCGAACCGGGCGCGATCAGCCAATCCTGCATTCTCGCGCTCGACCTCGGCACCACGACCGGCTGGGCGCTCCGCGGCCATGACGGACTGATCACCAGTGGCACGGTCAGCTTTCGACCCGGCCGCTTCGACGGCGGCGGCATGCGGTTTCTCCGCTTCGCCAACTGGCTGACCGAACTCGATCGGCTGTCCGGGCCCATCGCCGCGATCTGGTTCGAGGAAGTCCGCCGCCATGCGGGCACCGATGCGGCGCATGTGTTTGGAGGTCTCCTCGCGACGCTGACGACATGGGCCGAGTTGCGGGGCATCCCCTACGAGGGCGTTCCGGTCGGAACATGGAAACGCTGCGTCTGCGGCAAGGGCAACGCCGGCAAGGACGACGTCGTCGCCGCCGTCCGCGCCCGCGGCTTTAGCCCGGCCGACGACAACGAGGCCGACGCCATCGCCATCCTGCTCTGGGCGATCGAGACGAACGGGGGCCTGGCATGACCCGCCCCGCCATCCTCGACCACGCGGCCCAGGTGCTGGAGGCACGTGCCGAGACCTATGGTCCGGCCGCCGACTCCCTGCGGGCTGTCGCGGCCCGATGGAGCCTGACGCTCGGCCGCGCCGTCACGCCTGCCGAGGTCGCGCTGTGCATGATCGACCTGAAACTCGTTCGGCTCGCCCATGATCCGACACATCGCGACAGCCTCGTCGATGTCATCGGCTATGCCGCGCTGTTGGCGGAGGTTCAGCGATGAAGGCAATGCGCTGGCACCCCCATGGCTACGGCGGCAGGCGCCGCGATCCGGAGCAGGTCCGGCGCGAGGGTTGGCGCGATTTGCGGCTCTTCGCCGTGGCGCTCGACGACCCGCGGCTCGCCTGGCCCGAGCGCGAACTGGTCCGCCAGCTTGGCGAGCGGCTCTACGGCCCCCTGCCGCGGACCGGGGAGGACCCGAAGGGTGACTGACTGGACCATGGCACGGGTGCAGGACCGGCTGGAACTGGCCGCCGAGGTGTTCCGGTCGCAGCCCGCCGTCCGGCCGCAGGGCTTCTTCAGCACCTGGCCCGAGTACCGCCACAGCTTCGGCGATCTCGTCGGCCAGGAGCCGCGCCTGCGCCGGCCGCTGCCCACGCCCCGCATGATCGACGAAGCGGAGGAAGCCGCGCTCTGGCTGCGCTGGCTCGAGCCGGAGATCGCGCGCCTCCTCTGGGCGCGCGCCGAGGGCCGGCCGTGGAAGGAGATCGCCCACCGCCACGCGATCAGCCGCGCCGAAGCGGTGCGCCGCCGCGATTACGGGCTGGCCTGCATCGTCTGGCGCCTGAACGGCAGAGCGGTGCCCGCGAAGCGCGGGCGGCGCTTCGTGGTCGAGCGGGCCGACCGGCTGTCAAGGAAAATCGTGCCGTGAGCGCATTTTCCGCGAGACATCGTGAAGGGTTCACGCCGGCGCCGCCGGCCGCTACCTTCGGGTCATGCTCGGGGTCGTGCGCTCGGATGGACCGGCGCCGACCCCGAGGTGGATACCGGGGCCGGCTTCCGGGGTCCGGCCGGGGTCCGGGCCGCCAGGCCGTTGATTTCCGGTTCCTTTCCGGGCCGAAACCTATGCTGGCGGGCTTGGCGCGGCGCATCGCCAGCGACAGGCCGGATTTTTGGGAAGCCGCCGGAGTCCAGCGTCCAACCAGGACGCCCCGAAACCCTCGTGAATTCAAACACCTGACCGGCCGCCCGGGGTGGATGCCCCGCGGATGCCGGAGTCCGGCCGGAAGCCGGTGGACCCCGCCGCGGGGGAATCCACCCGGCCGATGCCGACCCAAGATCGCCAGGAACCCGCATGACCCTCGCCTTCGCCCCGGAGCGGATCGAACACTGGCCGCTGTCGCGCCTGCAACCCTACGCGCGGAACGCGAAGCTGCACGGGCCCGACCAGGTCGCGAAGATCGCGGCCAGCATGGCCGAGTTCGGCTGGACCGTGCCCTGCCTCGTGGCCGAGGACGGGGAACTGATCGCGGGGCACGGGCGCGTTCTGGCCGCGACGCAGCTCGGGCTGCTTGAGGCGCCGGTGATCGTGCTCGGGCACCTGACCGAGGCGCAGCGGCGGGCCTATCGCATCGCGGACAACCGGCTTGCCGAGAGCCCATGGGACGAGGCGCTGCTCTCGGCGGAACTGAACGAGCTGCTGGCCGAGGATTTCGACCTGTCGCTGGTCGGCTTCTCGGACGGCGAGCTGGACAAGTTGCTGGCCTTTACGCCGGAGGGGGACGGGCAAGAAGGTGGCGCCGGGGGCTCCGTGCCGCCGGTGACCATCCCCGAGCCGCCGCGCAACCCGGCGTCGCGGACGGGCGATCTCTGGATCCTCGGCGATCACCGGCTGCTCTGCGGCGACAGCACGAACCACGACGACGTCCGCCGCCTGATGAACGGCGAACGCGCGGTCCTGTTCGCGACGGACCCGCCGTATCTCGTGGACTACGACGGCTCGAACCATCCGACGCGGAACAAGGATTGGTCCGCGTCCTACGGCACCACCTGGGACGACAGCAGCCAAGGGGCCGAGCTCTACGACGGGTTCATCGCCGCGGCAGTCGCCGAGGCGATCACCGAGGATGCCGCCTGGTACTGCTGGCATGCCTCGCGCCGCCAGGCGATGCTGGAGGCCTGCTGGGAAAAGGCGGGCGCCTTCGTCCATCAGCAGATCATCTGGGTGAAGGAACGGGGCGTTCTGACCCGGTCGCATTACCTCTGGAAGCACGAACCCTGTTTCATGGGCTGGCGGCGGCCGAACCGCCCACCCAAGGTGGCGGAAGAAACCCTGCCGTCGACATGGGCGCTGCCGAGTTTCGCCAAGGACGACCGGCCCGACCATCCGACGCCGAAGCCGCTCGATGCGTTCGGGATCCCGATGCGCCAGCACGTGGCGCGGGGCGGCCTTTGCTACGAGCCGTTCTCGGGGTCCGGCTCGCAGATCATGGCGGGCGAGGCCAACGGCCGCCGCGTCTTCGCGATGGAGATCAGCCCGGCCTATGTCGATGTCGCCGTGGAACGCTGGCAGGCGGAGACCGGCCGCAATGCGATCCTTGATGGCGACGGTCGGACCTTCGTTGAGGTGAGGACCGAGCGGCTGGGCGACGACGCCGATGCCGCTGCCTGATGGCCGTCTACTACAACGACGCCGATCCCGCGGCCTGCGCCTGGCTGCGGGAGCTGATCGCGACCGGGCTGCTGCCCGATGGCGAGGTGGACGAACGGTCCATCCTGGAGGTGGAGCCCGCCGACCTGCGCGGCTTCGCGCAGTGTCATTTCTTCGCCGGGATCGGCGGCTGGCCCCATGCGCTGCGCCTTTCTGGCGTGGCCGAGGATCTGCCGGTCTGGACCGGCTCGCCGCCCTGCCAGCCTTTCAGCCAGGCCGGGCAGCGCAAGGGACAGGACGATGACCGCCATCTCGCGCCCGCCTTCCTGCGTCTCGTCGCAGACTGCCGACCGGGGCTCGTCTTCGGCGAACAGGTCGCCAGCGCGGCAGTGCTCGGACCGGTTGGCGGCGCGGCTGGAACGACGACTGAGGGCGCGGCTGGCTGGGCGTGGTTCGACGCTCTGGCGGCTGACCTGGAAGCGGCATCTTACGCCGTCGCGGCGGCCGATCTGCCGGCTGCGAGCGTCGGCGCCCCGCACATCCGCCAGCGGCTGTTCTTCGGCGCCGTCGCCCTGGGACCGGGCGGGCTGGGCCACCGCGTCCGCGCGGGATCACAAGGACGGATCGGAATGCCGGGCAGTGCCGATCAACGCGCTGCTCGGCCGGCAGGTCTGGCTGGCGGGCTGGCCGACGGCGATGGCGGGCTCGCCCGCGACGGAGCGGTACAACGCGGCCGGCAACACCGATGCGAGCCGCCGCACGGTGAAGCTGGTGGACTGGTCGACCTCGCCGACCCCGCCGGGACCGGCGCGACGGACGGCGTCTGGCGAGATCCGGACTGGCTCCTCTGCCGCGATGGCCGCTGGCGGCCCGTTGAGTCCGGAACATTCCCGCTGGCTGATGGGATATCCGGACGCATGGGGCTCCTGCGGGGCTACGGCAATGCGATCGTGCCGCCGCTCGCGGCGGAGTTCGTGAGGGCGTTTCTGGAGAGCCTTCGATGAAGCAGAGCCGGACCATGTCGATGGTCGAGGCGGCGGCGAACGTTGTCGTCGGCTATGTGCTGGCCATCGCCACGCAGATCCTGGTGTTCCCGTGGTTCGGGATCGAGACGGGTCTCGCGGAGCATCTGACCATCGGCCTTGCTTTCGTCGGCGTCTCGCTGGCGCGGGGTTACCTGCTGCGGCGGCTGTTCGAGGCGATCCGGGTTCGCGGGGTACGATGAGATACCGCCGCCCCATGCGGGACGGCGGCTTCTTCTGTATCGTTCTGGTGTGCTGGGTCAGTCGTGCGGCAGGCTGTAGACCCGGCCGCGCCCCTCGATCTTCTCGGAGGTAATCATCAGGCCCAGCTTTTTCTTGAGCGCGGCGGACAGGGCGCCTCTCACAGTGTGAGCTTGCCAGCCCGTTTCGGCGACGATCTCGTCGATGGTCGCGCCGTCCGGCGCGCGGAGCATCTCGATCAGCTTGGCCTGCTTCGTGCCTGCGCGCGGTGCGCGCGCCTTGGGCGCGGGGTCGGCCTCGGCCAGAGCGTCCTTCGGGGCCTCTGCGGTCGGCGCCTCGTCGGAGCCCGCAGGCGCGCTGTCGCGGCCCTCAGGCTCGACGCCGATGGCGGCGAGGCCCGCGTCCGTGATGTGAAGGAGAATGGCGCGGCCGTCCTCGTCGTTGCGCCAGAAGCGGTTGAGGGCTGCGTCGGCCCTGGTCCGGCTGTCGGTCGTGGTCTCGGCGATCAGCCCGCGGGAGAGGAGCGCACTAACCACCTTGGCGGCGGCGCCACCGCGAAGCGAGCCGGGCAGCGGCAGGACGTTGCGGTCCTCGCGCTGCGCAGCGGCGCCGAGGATGAAGGCTTGAGTGTCGGAAAGCCTGGTCATGGGGTCGTCTCCTTGGGAGGCCGCGACCGTCGCGGCCTTCTACGACCCGTTCGCCCGACTTACGCGGCCCCACTGGGGCCACGGTTCGGGCTCACCGCGCAGGGTGCGCGGCCGGAGTTCCGGCGGTGCCGGAAGTCAGAGCAGCCTGAGGCTTCTCAAGGTGGTTGCGGCTTTGAGGAGGCTTCGGGTCGGCACCTCCAGAGCGATGACGAAGCTGTCGGCATGGGCGCGGGCGTGGAGGCCGGCCTCCTCGAGCAGGGCG